ACTTCTCTCATTAAAGCATTAAATGATCTGCCTTCAAAATCTGCATCTTTTAAAAACTGATCTACTGAAGGGTCATCTGATAATGTTCCAAGTTCTCTAGTTGGTGGGACTCTAAATAGGAATGAAGAATAAATATCTATTACGTTTCTTGCGTGGTTATCTAATGGAGTGTAGTTAAGTCTTTTTAAATATTCAGATTCTAATTCTAATAAGTATTGTTGTAGGAATTTTCCATCATGGTATTCTTTGCCACCTAAATAACTTCTTATAAAATATTCCCATCTTCTCATCATTCCTGAATATTGTGGGTGCTGTATTTCTATTTCTTGACGTGTATATGACATTATGAAAATCTTTTAGGTGTTGATTTAGGTAAGTTGGAAGTAATTGGAAATAAATAATCTATTGCGTAACCTATTGCATCAGTCATGTGATCGTAACCATTATTCTTTTCTGGTTGATTTGTACCCTCTTTATAGACTTGCTTCATTAAACTATTTATTAGTGTTTTACAAGAATGATCTACAAATAGAGATCGTTTTCCATCAAAACTTTTTAATTTTGAATTAACCGAGTTAATTCTGTCCCTTATTAAAGGGTGACTAGCTTTACATTTAACATTAAGACCAGCATTTTGCAATATAGTTAAGTCGGTTCTTCCACCAGCACTTGTTTTGCGTTGCCGACTAGCTGGATCAGGATATACAACTATCTTTTGTTTTGGGTACCTACTAAATAATTCATCAATAAATTCATCAGTATTAGAGCTGTAAATAACTATTTCATCAAATACTTCTACAATATTATTTTTAATGTGAAATAAACAAGCACTCATCGGATCAATATTAAAGTCCATTCCCAAGTGTATGATTGCATCTTTATCATACTTACATTCTTTAACATTTACCTCTCTGTCAAAATTATAATAAACAACTCCAGCATAAGTTTCAAATGATGCTAAATATTCTTGTCTAAATGTTCTTTCATCTAAATCTTTTTTAGCTTGTTCTATTTCTTCTTGTTCAACTTGCCCGCCTTCTAGTGTTGTGTATTTAAAAGACTTCCATTCCTTATCATCACCTAATCCTCTTTGATAAATGTTATAACTCCAGCTACCAAACCCTCTGGGTGTTCCAGTAAATAATACAGAACCATTTGCGTGTTTATCAGATATAGTTGGTCGCAACACTTCAGTCCACGCTTCTTCTGGTATGTCAGCAAACTCATCAAGCACTAAAAAATTTAATCCTACTCCTCTTAAATTGTCAGGTGATTTATCAGCACCTTTTAAACTTATTTGGCAACCATTTTTAAGTATTAATGTTAAATCAGATTCATTAGTGTACTTAACCCATCTACAATCTGTTACCTTTTTCTTTAAAGGTTTCCACATTATTTCTTTACTCATTCTGTAAGTTGGACTTACATAGAATATCTTTCCATTTTTATTTCTTGATGCAAACCTTAATAGTTCGTACATAGCTAAATGGGTTTTACCAAACCTTCTGCCAGTAATTAAAACTCTAAATCTATTTGGGCAAGTATAAACAGCTTTTTGTGCCTCACTAAAAGACATTAATTTTTATTAATTAACTTTGCTCTTAATTGCATTATTTCAATGTTCTTTACTTTTAAATTTTCTTCTAAAAATGCAAGATGTCTTTTTAAATCATTAATTAATATATCTAATTCTTGTGAGGTCTTTATTTCTTTATTAACCATTGACTTTGTTTTTTTGCGTCCACACATTTTATCCATCACTTATTTTTTTTATTCTGATATGTTCTTAAGTATCTTCTACCAAGTGCTACTGCTTCTGATTTGCTTTTTCCCTTATAGCCCCATACCTCAAGTGCTAGTTTTAATCTAGTTTTTCTACCTTTGTCATCAAACAATCTTCCTCTGCCACTACCCATTCTCACAAGGAAACTTCCTTTGCGTCTATATTCACTTAAACTATCTGGTCTTGATTTAACTGGTGGCTTTAAATTACTTCCAGTAGCTCTATTAATTCTTGCTCTACCATAAGCAGATAATCCACCTTTTGGATTTTTAAATCTTTTAGTTATTCTTATCATATTTTTTCATACTAAAACTAACAGGTGCTTGTTTCTTAACTTTTAAATTATGCCTTTTCATTAACAGCTTAACAACACAATCGTTACAAGATTTAATATGCTGTTCTAGTTTATTAACTATTGGTCTTAAACAAAAGATACATTTCATAATATGTCATCAATAGGAAGTGGACTATAATCTTCTCCAACATTTTGATCGTTTTGTCCTAGTATTTGTTTTCCAAGCCAAATTAACATAGTTGTATTTCCTTTCATAGCGACATCAAATTGCTTCCTTCGTAGCTTTATTTTACCACTAGCTTTCCCTTTTGTTATTTCTGGTGAATAATTATTTGCGAGAGTATGTCTATCACACTTAAAGAAACTTGCCATTTCCTCTAAAGTACAATGATAACTAGCTAATGCAGTAACTTGCTCTTTGTCCAATACAACTGTTGGTCGTCCTGCTTTTTTCTTTTCTTCGTTTTCCATAATTAACCGATAATGTAATCGTGAATATGGGTATTATTACTTTTTAAGAGATTTGTAAAGGAAGTCCAATAAATCTTGGTTTTGATATAATATATGACAAACTCCATTACCGATTGAATTACATACTAATTCTTCGGCTTTAGCTGATAGTTCTAGTTTATATTCGTCATGTATTAAATGACAAATCTCGTGAATGATAGTGTTAATCATTTGAATATCATTCAATGATTTATCTAATGTTATTGTATTACTGTCTGAATCAAACTCACCAAATATTTTTTTCTTTGATGCTATTTCTTTATCAATAAAGTTAACATTTATAATCCTGCTTCCAAAGATTATTTGTTTCATTTTTTTCTTTTTCGTCTTAAATCAGTATCGTGTTTTCTTGAACCTTTTATAAAAGAATTTACTCTTGCCATAGCCCAAGCTGACATACTTACTCTAGGTCTTGAACCAGATGACAAAAATGCACCTTGTCCTCTACTATAAACTTTTTTTAATTGTGAAAGTGTAACTGATTTGTATTTTTTATCTTTTGCTCTTAAAGTTTTAAGTGTTTCTTTTGATAAAGCCATTATTTTACTCTTTGTTTAAACATTGATTTGGGTATTCTTTGCCCAGATTTATACATATTGCTCATACTTTTAATTAAAGTAGCTCTTTTTGATCTAGCAGAACCTTTTAACCCAGATAAATATATTTTAGGTAATTTTGTTTTTTTATCTTTTATTGTTTTTCTTCTTTTAACCATTATTTCTTTTTACTTGGCATTTTTTTAGGTTTATAAACTCTATAAGTACCTTTTACTCTACGATTAGTGTATAAAACTGCTAATGAGGTTGAAGTAGTCTTGTTAGGCATTACTTCTTCTTGCCCTTTTTATTACCCATTTTTTTTGTTCCTTTTTTCATATAGTGTTTTGGCATTATATTTTATCCTTTATTTTGTTTATCATTCTTACTATCTCTATTCGGTATGTTTGTGAAGTAGAATAGTTACCTAATGTTTCTGCTAGTTTAATTGGATCTTTTGTTCTTTGTCTAAGGTTTCTAAATTCAGAATAATGATGATTGTTGTTTAATATTTTAATGTAATCTTTAGTTGATGCACATTTTGAATGATATGTTTTTATTCTCCAATTAATAGATGCGTCTTGTTTTAATGGCAGTATTCCGTTCTTAGACCAAACTCTAACTCCAAATAAAGCATTACCTTCCTTAGCAAACCTACTTGTTCCATAGTCTGATTCTACAATTGCTTGTGCTATAATTAGTAATGTTGGTATTTGTTCCTGCTTGTTCAAATCAATATTAATGTAAGCTACACATTTTTTCATTGAGTCTATGAATTTGTCGCTGGAACTTGTGTCTATCTTGGGTTCGTAGAATGAACCTATTGCTTTGATATGTTTTATTGTTTCTTGCCTGATCTTCTCCTTGACGAGATCATTAGGAAAAAATGTTCCTACAAAAAATACAGAAAATAGGAATAAAACTATTATTACATAGTCATAGACTTTCCCACTTAATAATTTGATATTCATTATTTTTAAGGTTGTGACAACCTTCCAGCTTTACAGCCTATCTTTAGTTAATCTTCGTCAGATTCTTCATCATCTGAAAAATCATCTTCTTCAATTTCATCAGATTCATCATAAGTTTCTTCTGACTCCATTTCTTCAAGGTGATCTTCCAGCATTTCTCTCAAGGCATCTAGTTCTTGATTTACTTTGTCTTGTATTTTTTCAAGTTTAGTTATAACTTTTTCTATTTTCATAACTATTACTCCTTTGTGGGTTAGAGTTTTCCTCAATAGATTAATCAATTATCTATTGCAATATATATTTATTAAAATGATTTGAGATTAGTGTATATACATAATAAGTTGTTGTTTTTTATAACTTATTTATTAAATCTCTAATTTCTTTTGACTTAATCTCACTTCCAACTTGAGTTAATTTCATTCCATAATTGTTTGGTTTCATATTTTTCCAATCAATATCATCTCTACGAATTAATTGCGTATCAAATTTTTTCCATTGATGAGCCACAATATGTTGTGGTCTTTTAAATCTTCTGTCGGTTTTTACTACTCTTGGCCACATTCGTTCTAAAGCCCTTGCCATTTTTAATCTACCATCGCCTTTATAAAGTTCATCAGCATTTCCACCTTTCATTGTCATTGTTGCCATTTTATCAATTAAAAATACATTTATTAAAACAGTACAAAGTCCACCAGATAAAACCTGCAAACATAAATCAGTATCTTCATTGTATCTACCACGCCATCTGTAAGGCAATTTATTGTCTATAAGTAAGGTAGAATAAACATGATTGTTTAAATAAAATGGTGGAATAACATTAATGGCAAAACAAGTATAATTTAGTCCTGATATTCCTATATTAGTATATCTGTCAGTAAAGTCCTCAGTAACTATAAATGCTTTATTAGAATTACATTTTAATCTTTTGCCATGATGTAATCTTCTAACGCATCTAATATTATCATCTAATATCCAATGTCTTTTATGTCCCTGTTTAATAGAATGTTCCCAGCACCAATTTCTAGCAGGAATGGAACCTAATCCTAAATTTTGAAATGGAAGTGTTAAGACTCTTTGTTCTCCGAACCTTGCCACATATTCAATTTTTTCTTGTGGTTCTACAACAAGTTTAAAATCAACTTTATCTTCAACTAAAAATTTTGCTGTTAAACAATTTTCATATCTACCCTTAGAAATAACATAAATAGGGTATCTGGGTTTATTCATACTTAACTGATTTTAAATCCTCTTTTTCTTTTAGTGGCCACCAAACACTCCAAGTTCTACCTTTTTCTTTGCCTTGTGGAATTTTAGCCATATTACAAAATTCGTTTCTATCTTGTTCTGTTTTAAAAATTATTGTGTATTTAATATAATGGTCCTTAGGAACATAATCTGGCATACCAACCCATTCGGCTGCCTCGTTAATATCATTAATTTCGTGCTGTGGTCTAGTTACCATAACTAAATTAGCTAACATCATTTTGTCATAACCAGTGCCAGATAAACCATCTTTATCTTTAACCTCTTTTAATAGTTCGCTTAACTTACGATCATCAATTTCTGCAAGTTTTCCTATTTCATTATTGCCAGTTAAAATCTTTAATGCTTGTGGACTATCAGATTCAATATCTAGTTTAATAACTGGAACTTCTTTTAATTTAAGTTTGTGACAAGCAGATACAACTCCATGCCCATCTAAAATAGTATAATCTTTTGCAACAACTACATTTCTGTAAAAACCATGTTGTTTAATAGAATTGGCTAAATGTTCTAATTGATCGTCTAAATGGACTTTATAATGTTTAGGGTGTGGTTTTAAATCAATTAATTGTACTGGTTCTGCTTTTGTTCCAAGAAAAGAATCAACGATTGGATCTGAGTCTCTTAATATATTATCTAATTCTTTTTCATCAAACCCAAAGTTTAGTAATTCAGAATTATAATCTTTTAAATCATCTATTTCTATGTTTAGTAAATCTTTGTCCCACTCATTATCTTCATTTAATCTATTATCTACAATCCTATATGCTTTAGCTTGTTGTTCTGTAAGATCTGCAATTAATACTGGAACTTTTTCTAATCCTAATTGCTTACTAGCTTGAAAGCGAGTGTGTCCGACAATTATAATATTGTTTTTATCTACTACAATAGGTTGTTGAAAGCCAAACTCTGCGATTGACTTGGAAACTTTATCAACATTTTTAATTTTTCTAGGATTATTGTTATAAGGTTTTATCTCATTAAGTGATAAATATTGAATCTTTGTATTTTGAATTAATTGGTTAAGGTTTTCTTTTTTCATCTGCTTCCTTTAGTTTCATTAACACATATTGCTCTAAAGCATCTGAACTTAAATTAGTTCTTGCCATTTGAAATTCATCTTTGGGTTTTTTATCTTTTAATGCTTGGTAAAGTTTTTTAAGTTTAGGTTTAACAATATCAACTTTCATATTTCTTTCTTACCCTTTCCAAAACTTTATTAAATAAAGTCTTATGTTGGTCCCTTACATCTTTACAGTCTTTATAAATTGCGAACCAAGATTTTTTAAATTCTTTTCCTATTGCCTCGTAACTCATATTAGTTAGTTCTTTAATTATAGACATAGCAATTTTTTTATGTGGTATATAAAAATATTCTCTTTGAGAGTAAAGCGAATTATCACACATTACCTTTTGCGTTAGTTTTAGTATATTGTCTATATTCATCAAAAAATCCTTTTGGCAAAGATTGAATCTTTTTACAAGGACTCACTTTGCAAATCATTTCAGATATGTATATAGGATTTATACAGTATTTAAAATAGAATTTATTCTCGCCAATTAAATGTTGTTCGGCATGATGTTGTATGCACAATGGGACACAAAAAGCATCATTACGAACTGCCATTCCCACATTTCCATACTTTGGAATAGATCTAATATGGGCACATTGGACATTTGGAGATTTACAAATAATGCAACTATAAGATGCTACAAATCGTCTATGTTTTTCTGATTTAATTATTTTTACCTTCCTAATTTGCATTTATCTTTTTATTCTTTTTTTGGCTTTTCTAGCAACTGATAAAGCTATTGCAACAGATTGACTTCTTGATTTTCCAGCTTTCATCTCTTTGCGAATATTTTTGCCGATGCTCTTGGAACTATAACCTTTTATTAAAGGCATTTAAACCTCATTAGTGATTCGTATTTTACGCCCTAGATTCGCAGGGAAGGCACTGCAAAAATAGGGCAAACCATATATATATGCTAAGTGGTTGAATCTAAATATATATTTATTTTATGATATGTTCATAGATAGGTATCTTTTCAGCGAAAATCAATTTAGTTCTCGTAACTATTAATAGTTAATAATTAAATAGTTTAAATATATATAAATAGATTATTTAATAGTTAATAGTTAATAGTTAATAATTAACAACATAAAGGGAAAATATGTTAGAAGAAATAAAAAAAACAATCAATACAGTTCTTAAAAATCAAGAACTTGTTAAAAAATATAAACAAAATAAATTTGATGTTAGATTATTCCAAGCTGTATTAAATACTAGCTTGTGGAGATTATCTGATTATCAAAAACAAGACATTAATTTAGTTAATCAGGCTCTAAATGACTTAAATGTTGTTATTTTGTCAAATGCTAAATTAGAGAAATTTAATCCAGATAAACACGAAAAATTATCTTAATGATTAAAAATAAAAATAAATTTAATGATCGTGATTTGTGGGTATTAGAAAAACCAGATTATTTTTCTGTTATCCACTATCGCAATAAAATTAGACATAATGTTCCTTGTTATAAAGAGGCATTAAAATTGGCTAGAAAAATTGGTGATTGTTGGCAGAACCAATGTTTAGTTTATGCTGTTAGAGATTCAGCACAAATTAATCTTAATCATAGAAAAATCTACAAACAAACTAACTAAAAGGGAAATATGAAAAAACAAATATATAAAGACCACACCATTAAACAACGCAAAGAAGTAATTGGTGGTGGATTTATGACAATGATTACTTATGATGTTTTTAAAGAAAAAACTCATATTTGTCATGTGCTTACTGTTGCTCAAGGTAAAGAAAAAATAGATCAACTAACTAATAAGGTAGCATAATGAGAAAAATAACTTGGAACAATAAAGAATATCCTATTCCTTTTACTGTAAATTTAGAATGGGATAATGGCAAGATGATTAAAGTTGATAATCGTTTTGGTGGTGCTAGTTGTGAGTTGCCTTGGTTCGCTGTGGCAATTTACGATATGATTATGGGTGCTGAACTTCTTAGTAAATGGGAAGATCACGCAAATGGTTTGGATTGGTTCAGAGAACACTTTCCAAAAGAGTATATGGTACTGTTGGATTGATTATGAGCAAAAATATTGAACCATTAAAAGTTTATGATTATTCTATTAGTTTTAAATGGAATAATGGTAAAAAAGAAAAACTCACTGAACAAGAAATTTATGGTTTAGATAAAGTTTTAACAGAAGTAATTGAAAACTTTATAGATGACTATGAATATATTGTGAATGAAGAAAACTATAACAAATACAAGGGAGAATAAATGTTTGTAATTGATTTAAAAGACAGAACTGTTGCAGAATTTACCAAACAAGAGGTATCTGGTTTTGCGATATTTCAAGAAAAAAATAAAAACAATAAGGGTTGGCAAGATAGATTCATACTTATTAAAGATAAAATTGAAGCTAAAAAACTAATCTTAAAATTAATTAAAAAGGGGTTTTAAATGAAAATAAGGGAAATGTTAAAAATACAACAAGCATTTGAGAATAATATTACACCAACTGATTTAACTGATGAAGATATTGTGTATTGGTCTAAATCTAAAAACGAACATATTAAAGTTTTAGATTTAGATTTTCATCATCTATTAAGAATAATGTTTAGATATTTACAAGATGAAAGATACCTTTTAGATGCACAAAGAAAATTAGATATTTCTAGATCTCTTGGAAAGATATTAAATGAAATTAGTGAAATACAAAAAGGCATAAATGACTAAACCTAAATTTACTTTAGCTTTAGAATATTTTAAAAAGTATAAAGAAGCTACAAATGAAAAAGATAAACAGTTTTATCATAGTCAATATATGAATGAATTGTTTAGAGTAGATCAACTATATGCTGAAGATGAGAAAAAAAATAAAAAAGGAAATTAATATGATTTGCACAATGACTGATACAGAAATGAAGTTAATAGTGGCTTGTTTAGAATTTAAAATACAAGATAAAATAGATAATGACCTAGATACAGTTATAGATCTACAAACTCTTGTAAAAAAACTTAACATAATGATTGAAAGACAAACACCTTATGTATGAACTTATGTCGGATATTGGTTTTTGGTACTTTGTGTTGGCAGTAATATTAACCCTAATTGTATGGAACATTAAATGAATAGAGAAACTAAAGATGGAATAGGATTTGTTATCACAGCTATATTGCTGGGTGCAAGTATAATATTAATACATTTTGCAATTAATTAGCTATGAAAGTAAAGGTTAGTCGTGATATTCTGGTTAGTTGTGCTGATTTAATAAAAAACTATTTTTTGGTGATGGAATTTTCTGGATCTAAAATAAGTAGTTATGACAAAGCGATTTACAATGCTTTAAAAGATATTATAAATAACAATAATAAGGGAAAAAAAAATGAACATATTTCATCTTGATAAGAACCCAGAAATTTGTGCAAGTTATCATTGTGACAAACATGTTGTTAAAATGATTTTAGAAACTGCACAAATGTTATGTACTGCCTACCAAAGACATTTTGGTACTAATGAAAAACTTTATAAACCAGCATATCCTAAACACCCTATGACTTTGTGGGTAGGCAATTCAAAAGAAAACTTTTTATGGTCCTTAGATTTATTAAAATATCTACTTGACCAATACACCCTTAGATATAAAAAAATTCATTCATCAGATCGTATTTATAAACTATTAACATCTTTAGATATTACTGATTTTGTTTCTATTGGATTTACTAATCCCCCATTATGTATGCCAGATATTTATAAATCTAATGATTATGTTTTATCTTATAAGAAATATTATATAAATGAGAAAAAGCGATTCGCAAAATATACACTTGTTGAAACGCCAAATTTTATGATGATATGACAAAACAATCTTTATCAGAAAAACTTGGTCAAAGTGTTTTTGCTGAAAAACTTAGACAAGCGATTAAGGAAGCAGAGTTAAAAAAAGAAAAAAAACAACTAGAGAAGGCAAATGAAAAAAATAAAAAAGGATAAGTTTTACGCATTAGTAATTATAAAAGATTTAATTGAAAACCATAGATTTGAAACATTAATAGACTATGTGCTATTAAGTTGGAAGTCTTATCCTCAATTAAAGCAACGAGAAATACTCAACGCAATAACTATTGAGTATATAAATAAAAACAACAAAAGGGAAAAAAATGAAAAAAATAATATTGTTAAGTTTCATTCTCATAAACTTAACTAATTGCAGTACATACAAGCCCATAATTGACACTAAAGGTCGTGCTGGGACTTGGAACGAAGCTAGGGCAGTTGAAATAACTGACGATATTCAACATTGTCGTACTCTCGCTGAAGAACACATTACAACAAGTATTGAAATACAAAACTTCATAATTCTAAATATTCTTAGACCTGCAAGTTTTGGTGTTGTTTCTGTGCCAGAAGATACTAAAAAAAACTATATTAAAAATTGCCTGAAAGGACGCAACCATAATGTTATTAATTAAAACAGTAAAACAAGAAATAGATAAACTGGTTTTAGAATCTAAAAAGAATCCACATATTGTTTCTAATGAAGCTGGTTACTATTATGATTTATGTTCTGTGGAAAATAAGGATATAACTTTAGATGAATTCTATAAGTTGTTTCCTTATCATAACCCAGATTATAATTCTGATTATTGGAAACAGCAACATAACAAATGGAAGGAAATATGGAAACAAGTTTAGATAAAGATATTACAGATACTATTAGTACAAATCTAAGACATCTTAGAAACAATACTAAAATTATTAAAAATAATAAACAAAAAATAATGACACAAACTGAAGTTGCTAAATTTTTAGGTATTACCTATCAGCAATATTCAAAATATGAAACAAGAGTTGATAGAATAAATGCTATTAATCTTTATAAAATAAGTAAATTTTTTGGAGTTGATGTTAATACAATGTACGATAAACATTTTGTAAAGACAAAATTTGAAAAATTAGTAATTAAAGTTTAACTTAATAAAGGAAAGCAAAAATGGAAGAACATAGACTAAAGTACAAAGACAATACAGAAGAAATATTATACTTTGATCCAATACCACATAAGTATTATTGGAACGAACAAGAGCTACCATCAGCGACTGGCATAACTAAGGTATTAACAAACGCAACTATAATCGGCAACTGGACAAGCAAAATGTGCAGTGAGGAATTTTTAAAATTGGTTAAAGCTGGTAAAAGTTATGACGAAATTCAAATATTAGAAATTGCTGATAAAATAAAAAAATCTGCAAACTCTAATATGAATCAAGCTGGCCATGTGGGTAGTCAAGTCCACGATATGATTGAAGAATATATTCATAATAAAACCATTCCTGAAATTCATAATGATTTAATGAAAAAATCATTTAGTAAATTTAAAGAGTGGTATGATTTACAAGAAGGTTTAGAATTAGTTTTTACTGAAACTAAAGTTTTGTCTCGTGTTCATAAATATACTGGAACATTAGATGCTCTTTTTAAAAGAGGTAATGAATATATTATCTATGATTGGAAAACAAGTTCTGGGATTAGAGATAGTTATTATGTTCAGCTTTACCTCTATGTAATGGCTTTAGAAGAACAGCTAGATATTAAAATTAAAAAAGGTGTTATTGTTAATTGTACTAAGCAAGGAAAACTTAACATAGCAGAATTTCAAATCAATGATGAAATGCAAGATGTTGCGATCTCTTGCCTAAAATTGCATCGCTTTTTAAACAACAAAAAGGAGAAATAAATGGCACACAAACAAGGTATCATTAGTAAAGTTTATCATAATTATAATGATAAAACTGGTAAAGCATTACCTAATGATAAGGTAAATCATAAGTTCTATATTGGTGATGAGATATTTATAATCAAAGGGAAATACATACCTGACTTTATTAAAGAGGGTAAAAAGGTTTCTTTTGCTTATTCTATTTGGTCTCCACAAGGTGCAGATAAAGCATTTAATTTTGTGCAATCTGAAAATAATATCCTTAAAATTCAAGAACTTAAAGATCAAATACAACCAGATACTTCATTTAATGTTGAAGATTTTGAAAAGGAAGCTGTTAATGTTGCTTCTGACTTAGGTGCTACATTAACAGTTGAACCTATAAAATCTTTTAATAAAGATGAATATATGTTTGTAATGGCTATGACCAAATCAGCACTTGAATCTAAAGGTTTAGAGTGTAATAAAGAATCAATAGATAGTTTTATAAAAGATATGAAACTTCTTTATTCGCATAACTTTTAAAATGATTTCTAGGGTGGCAAATGTGTTTAAATTTTTCCCTTTAATGTTTGCCACTCTGCCCATTGTTTTTATTAACAATTTAATATATAAAAAGAAAATGATAGTGCGTTATAAATATTTAGAATTTACTGGTATTTATAAAGAGGAGTTTGAAAACGAACAAGAAGCATTATCAAAAGAGAAAGGCAAATTTGTTGATCTTGAAATAACTGGAATTAAATTCAAATCAACAAGAATAAAAAAAATTGATGGAGAAATTAAAACATCAAGTTCAGAACTTAAGGGACAGACATCATAGAGTATCTATGAAGTATTTTGAACTAAAGCATAGAATGGAAAAGGCTAAAAGACTTAAAGATGCTTTAGAAACAAAAGTGGTTTTGAAATTTGAAGAATTACTAGCTTAGGTTAGTAACACAACTATAAAACGAAAAGGAAGGATATGCAGGACTTTGCCTTACGAAACCCAGATGAGATAAGACAACAACTTGACAAGTATGCAGAAGATATGTGTCAAGCACTTTATAATTTTAGAAGATTAGAAGAACATAAAAAAATACTTTTAGCACAATTAACTATTAGTGAAAAAACTGTCACTAACTGCTCTATGGTAGAGGCAGAAAAGAGAGCTATGTGTACTAAAGACTATAATACTCACATAGAAGGTTTTTGTGTTGCTGAGAGAGATTATTCAAAAGCTAAATCTAAATATGCTAACTTACAAAGTTGGGTAGATTTATACAGAAGTTGGCTAGTGACTAATCGTGAGTTAAGTAGATGAAAATAATACAACCAGAAGGAAAACTAAATGAACTTAAATATCAAGAACGAGTTTCAAACTATATTGACTACGCCGAAGAAAGATTTGAAAAATATTGCGAAACTAAATCTTTTCATTATAAAAAACTTCTTTTTAATGATGATGCTGATTTTGCTAATTCCCCTATTCCTTATTATCATAAACTTGGTTTATTGTCTGCGATGCCTGATTACTTTGTTTATTCCAAAAAAGAAGCTCCAAAGCAACAACAGTTCTTCGTTGAAGTCAAAGCCAGTAACAAAATTAAATTAAAAGACTTAAAGAAATATATTACATTTGCACAAATGTTTTGTGATAATAAATTCACTCAATATACGATTGCTTTTTGTTTTAAAGATGGACTTAAATTTAAATCAGTAGATCAAATACTAAAATTATTGCCACAATCAAAGATTCAATCTTGGAATGATGGAATAGAATATTATTTATTACCAATTTAATGGTATGTGTTAGAAATTTCACAATCAATTTCATCATCAAAATTTACAACTTCATATTCCCAATCTACTCCAGTAATTCTTAATTTAGTAGTTTGTTTAAGTGATGACAAAAAATTAATGGAATTAGGGAAAGTGCCAGTATCAAAAAACCTAACATAAGCAATATCATCAGCAAAACTATCGGAATTTTTTTTAACAAAAGTAATAGCATAAGTCACTAAATAGCAGTTCATTTTGATTTAATTTCTTTAATTCTTTTAATTCCATGCTTATCAATTTCTATAATGGCTTCAACTTCTTTACATAACCAGCTAACATTACTTCCTTGATGTCGTTCAACTTTGCGTTTTTGTTCTAAACAATCTGCAACAGAAGTCTTTGGAGAATAACCTTCTAGTTTGTCATTCATATACATCAGTAAAGCAAATACTACTTCAAACATTACTTACCTCTTAATGAATCTAATTCTTTTTCTAGCTTATCTATTTTCTTTTCTAACTGTTGAATAATAACTTTAGTGTGTACATTTTCTTCTAATTGTTTTGAGTGTTTGTCTATTGATTTGGCTTGGTACTCAATTAACATATACATCTCTTGATTCTTAGGAGTTTGTTCTGCTTTTTTAAGTAAGTCTTGCGACATTAATTTCTCATTAGTTTCAAGTCTATTAAGTCTTTCAACGATTCCAAAGTAAGTCCATACTGCTACAACAATAGCAGATACAATAGCTACAATATTTTTAATTGGTAAAGATACTTGCGTTTGATCGCTTAACTTTAGACTATCCATTTTCTTGATTTTTGTTTACTGGTCTTGTAGCTAGACTTCTTGCAATAGATTCTCCAGATCTTCCGATGGTATAGCCACCCAAACCAACTGTAAGTAATGTCCAAACATCAGAAGGAAGTTCTACTTGTGTTTTAATTTTAAGAACAAGAAATAAAATCGGACTAAGAATATAATTCCAAGCTACAATTAAAATAAGTAAGTACATAAGAGTTGGTCGCCACCCAGATACATACCAATTAGACTTAGCTTCTGCTTCAATAATTTTTGCAGATGCTTTCATTTCTTCTGTGCCTGACTGCATTAATTGCATATTCATTTCAGCTTTTAATTTCTCAGCTAAATCTTTGTCAGGAATAGCTTTATCAACTGTTTTAAATATTGTTGTAAGAAGTGGTGCAAAAGCACTTAAAGCTGGAAGCATATTAGTCTATTGCACAGATATTAATTTCTCCCGAACCACCACCATGATGTATGAAAGCCACGACTTGACCACTCTTAAATGAAAAATATTGAACTTGATTTTCTGGGATTAACAAATCTTCTATTGTTGCTGTTGGGTTAACTCCAAATTTAACATGAGTTGATGAAGTTACTGCTATTCTAATAATTCCTGAACCAGTTATTATTACTCCTGACTGTGCAGATGTATTTCCAACTGTATGTGTTTCTGGTGTAAAATCTGTGTCTATTTTTATAATATCCATAATGTTCCCTAAATGTTCTTTTTTATATTGTTTAAACCCTTAAAATACCCTTAATTTTTAATATCTTAGGTTCTTTTAAGGTTATACCCATAAATAAGCCACTATGCTTAAAAATGCGTCTAAATCGTTTTAAATGATATTATTTGCTTTTAGTAGAATCTATAAGCAATTCTATATAGTGTTTAGCTTTTTCTAAGTCTTGAACACCACCCTTCTCTTTAAATCTTAAAATATATTTTATGATATTTCCTTCTACAAATCCAATGTTATTTTTAACTATAAATTCAATAGGTTGTATCTTGTATTTTTTATAGTGGTTACCACCAACTTGTTTTTTATAAGACTTCATAGACTGTTCTTCCATTAGCTTTATATGCTCTTAAATACATTTTACGATTATTAGCTTTGTTGTATGAGATATGCACCCAACCACTATTAATTTCTTCTGGTTTCCAAAATTCTAAAATACATTGGTCAAATTCTAAATGATTAACAACCCAGTCAGCAAGTTCTTTATTTGGAACTCCTAGCACCTCACAATCTACTGCCATTCCTGAAGTGTGTTGGCTTCTCTCACTTGAACCTATTGCTTTGCATAAAGCAGGAGAACGATAGCCAGAAGTTATTTTTATATCGCCAAATTGATTTACAATAGGTTCAATAACTTCATAGATTAATGTTTGAAGATTAAATAATATTTGGTCAGTAGGTTCGTTATTTATTCCTAACCTAGTAGCTGTTTCTGAAAACAGTAATTCTTTTAAACTAACTTGCCTATCCATTTGCCATCTCTATTTAAAACACAAGGTGCTAATTTAGGTTGTGAGTCTATTATTAAACCAGTTCCTATTATAAATCTAGTTTTAAAATTCTTAGCATATTCAAAAGCTAAAGACTTTTGATCTATTAAACAACCTACTTGCATACTCCAAAAAAGATTATCAGGATTAGCCCAGTATTCTATTTTAAACTTAGTATGAAAATGTCCTTGAACACAATTCATTCCATTTGTTTGTGATACTTTTAAAACATCAGCAGAACGACCATGAGTGAATAAGCATCTTTGTTTATTTGGTAAAGTAATAGTTAAATCATCTGCCCACTTCCATTTCTTAGTTCCTAAAAATTCTCCATATTCTTTAAGATATGCTCTTGGCATACCATGTTTTAATGCTCGTCTATAAACCATTGATGAATGGTTAGAATCTATTTCTATAAGTTCAGGAAATATTGATTCTAATTCTTTTACATAATCTTTTGCTTTAACAAGTTCATGTCCAGCAGAAAATAAATCAGGGTTTGAATCGTGAAAACTAAGTGCGTGATGATCTAGTAAATCACCTATGCTCATTACGAATGTAGGTTTATATTCTTTTTTAATTTCTTTTAAGAAGTCAAAAGAATCTTCTCTATGATAAGGTAAGTGCAAATCTGAGATAACCAGAATCCTTCTTGTATCCATAACTAACTAGTAGTTGTATTTGTTTTATTTAGCAAGAAATATTGTAATTAAAGCCAAAGACAAAGCACCAAGCCCACAAAGGATAGACCAAAATAAAGATTCTACTTTTTTCTCCAGCTTATACACTGAACAACCCAGTATTTTTATTTCTCTTTTAATTCCTGTAATATGCCCTTTAAATGTAAGAGATTGTAATTCGTCTAATTTTTTTGTCATTGTCTTTATCAGTACATTTGCAAGACTTCAAAAGACAACAACTGCCATCAGCTAATCTATAAATGCACATTAATATTGTGCAGTACTTTTATCAGACAATTAAGTTTAGATAAAGTCTATTTATTAAAAGTCTTTTGTATGTCCGAATACCAATCTTTATAAAACTTTTGAACATCTTTTAAATATGTTTCGTAATTTTGTTTTAGTTCTTCGTATGTCGGTAGTTTAAATGTGAACATTTTATTCTCCGTTAGTTAGAGAACTAATATATATTGCGTTGCAACATAATTCAAGACTACTTAATATTAAATTTTGTTTTAATTGATTCTATGATGTTGTTAGCGAACTGCCACTTCCATTCGGCATAAGTACCTATAATAATTCCTAAAATAAACCAGATCATATTACTCCTTTAAATTGTTAAATTAACACATCAAAGAACATGGTACAATAAATGAACCATCTTCATAAGTGTCTATTACAGTATTAGATAATACCTTAGCAAAGGTACTTGCTCTTAATAAATCATCAGCTTGAACTTTAGCAGTACCATCTCCATTAGATTGTAGTAAGTCTCCTTTAGATACAGTTTGTCCAGCTTTAATTCGCACAACATAAGAACCAACTGAAGAAACATAGAAATCATTATTAATTAAATCGTCATTATCCCAATGACTAAATACACCATAAACATTTTTAGCTTCAACTGTGTCAGATATTTTAGACATCACGTGTTTGACATCTTTTTCTTTTACAATTGTTGCTTGTACTTGCTCTATAATATCATTTCCTTCTTCATCTTTTTTCTCAGTATTCCAAGCATAAGTAATTACATCACCTTCTTGTTCATTAGCTTTTAATGCGTAAGGTTTTTTCTGTGTTGTAGTTTTAACTACATCATTTCCATCTAAATCTTTTTCTGTATAAGATACTTCAAATTCTACATGATACCAGTCAGTCATCTGGTCTAAGGATTCCATAACTGTTCCTCTTAATACATCTGGTTTTGATTCATCTATAAATCTTGACCAATGCGAACCTGTAAATCCATTATAAGATACTGTTGCACCTGATACTGAGATTGAACCTTCTGTATTTCCATCTTGTTGTAAATTAACAAGATCGCCGTCATTAGTTAATCTATTAACACCTAAGGCATAAAATGCACTTCTAGCAAAAGCTCCTAAGCCATTAAATTCAATCTGAGCTCCAGCATTAGTTCCACTTAAATTTACAGCAGTACCTACTAATAACCTGTCAGATGATATTCTCATTCTCTCTGTAAATGTAATGATATTATCTGCTGTTCCAGATGATGCTTGACTCCAAACATGGTCAGTACCTTGTTGTAGGTAAAGAGTAGCACCATGACCAGTATTAGAATAAGCATAACCACCACTTACGTAATATGCGTTTGTCATTAAATTTGTTTGTGGTGTACCAGTACTTGCCATCAACACAGTACGACCAGAGTTCATATCTATCGCTTTATAATTTGGTTGTAGATAAGCTTTTGGTGTTGAATTAATCCCTACATTCCCACTACTATCTATCCTCATAGCTTCTGTACCACCTTCTGTGAAAGCTATTGTGTCTGCTGAGGGAAAGAAAATACCTGTGTTGGTGTCGCCAGTTGGTGCAATAGTTGGAGTACCAACAGCACCAGCATTAACTATAATTTGACCAGTACCATTACCTGCTATTGTTATAGCACCATTAGCACCATCAGCTATTGTAATAGAACCTGAGTTTGTGCCAGAATTTGTATTAAGAATAAGATCACCAGCACCATTAGAAGTTATAGTTGCATTAGCACCACTATCTCCAACTCTTACTGTATCTGCATTTAAAAGAACATCTCCAGTTCCATTTGGTTCTATTGTGATATTTGCATCTGCACCATCAGCAATAGTTATAGAACCTGAACTAGAACCTGAATTTGTGTTAAGTATTAAATCTCCTGTGCCATCTGTTGTGATAGTAGCATTGGCATTTGAATCACCGATTTTAACTGTATCTGCTGAAAGTACTACATCACCAGTTCCATTAGGTGTTAAAGTAATATTGCCATTAGAAGTTGATACGATAGAGTTACCATTAACATCTAAGTTTCCACCAAGTTGTGGAGTTGTATCTGTGATTAAGTCTAAAGCTGAATCTGAAAAATTAACTGTGTTAGCAACGTGATCTATTGTTGCAAGAGTAATGTTATCTGTTCCGTCATAGTATTTTAAGATGGGTGCAGTAGCCGAAGTAGTATCTAACCAAATAGTTCCTGCGACAGCACCAGAAGGAGTTGATGTTCCTGAGTGTGTAGTTGCAACTGCTTGTAAAAAATTGTTTATATCTGATCTAGTAGCTGGGAAACCTTGATTAGCTATTACAAAATCGTGTTGTGCCATAAATTTTTATTTCTATCTATTGCTGACTACCTATACCTACTGCTTGATAGTCAAATGTTCTATTAACAGTATTACCACTTGAATCTAAAAATTCAACATTAAAAGATGATCTATCTTTACTATTTAAAATAAATCTATCACCACTATTAAGGTTTTGCCCAATAATTGTCAAGGAAGGAGTTTGGTAAAATGCTTTTGTAAAACTTACTGGGAAACCAGTATTATTAGTTCCAGATGTCAAGTTAGAACCATCTTGTATAACAGTTGGTAGTAAAAATTTAAGAGATAGATTATTTATTGCAGGAGTGGCAGAAGTATCTGTTGAAGTTAATATAGCTTTAAATTTAACTGCTCTAGCAACATAATCCCCAGATTTAAAATCATTAAAACTACTAAATGTTACATTGTCAGTAGATGTTGCTATTTGTAATTGTACGTTTGTAGATATAGCTTCTCCACTTCCACCATCAAACAATCCTTCTACATCATCAAAGTCTCCAGCTTGTGAATCAAAGTTATCAATATAATCTAAGTGATCTACATTTAACTGATTAAGTATTACTTTAAATTTAAATGAATTACTAAAATCAAAACCTGATGCAAACTCATAAGTACCAGAACCTACAACTGTGTTATCACCACCATCAAATAATCCTACACCATCATCAAAGTCGCCACTAATACTGTCAAAGGCAGATGTGTTTAATACAAGTGTGTTATCTACAACAGCACAATTTGTTTTAGTTCCACTAAATGCAGTTTCTTCAGTTATAGTTTGTACTGATTGGAAACCCTCAAAGACTTGACTAGATACAACGACTGAAGTTGAATTAGCAGAACGAATACCAAATTTATCAACTGCTTTAATAAAGAATTTTCCTGAACCTAAAAATGGAGTTTCAACAGATGTTGCTGGTCTCCCAATCTTTGGTACTAATATTGTAGTATTAGAATAAAGTGTTTCAGTAGTATCAGAAGTAAATCTTATTTCATAAAAATCCAAATCTAAATCATTTATGCCAGTCCAAAAATGATGTAGCTTATCTCCTACAACATCAATGTTATAAGTGCTTATGTCAGATGGTGGTAAAAATGCAGTTACAACTTCGTGAGTTGCAGTAGCAAAAGATGATCTTACTCCTAACGTGTTTATTGTTCTTGCACGAATATTATAAATAGCACCTTCTATAACTGGATATATTTCAAATACTTGATTAATACCTCTACCCATTAATCTAAAAAATGTTTCTGTATTTTGTTTGTATTCTACTTCAAACTGGTCAGCAAAATTATCATTATTAGTAAGTGTAACAACCATCTTAGAAACAACAGAACCATCAAACAATTCTATTACTTCATCAGAAACAGATATTGCTGGACTCATTACAGAAAAAGGATTTGGTAATACAGTATCAGGAATATCAGGTGCTTCTAATTTATTTTCGTAATCGTAAAACTCGTCTTGATGTTCTTCTAATCCTAAATTAACTGTGCTATCAGAATTAATTGATAATGACATAACTCGGAATGGTTTATTTACAAAACCTGCTGTGTCATACGTTGCTGTTACTATATCTCCAATACTTAAATTAAGTGCTTCAGCAGTTGCAGTAACTTCTGCTTTTAAATTGTTTCTTGATCTCTTTAATATGTTCTCGCAAATTTCTTCAGCTTGATAGGGGTTGCTCACCTGAAGCATATCAAAACTTCTCTCTAATAAAGTTCCATTATCTTCTTCTAACATTGTTGAGTGTCTATCTGCTGATGCCAAGTGTGAATCATCAAATGGTGGATATGAAACTGTATCTGATTGGTAATCTTTGTCTGGGTTAGTATATGTTCCTATAACCCTATTAAATTTTTCTGATTTACTTTCACCTTGTATTTTAACTTCGCTAACAACATTGTCTTTAGTTAATAATAATTGTGAAGCCCCTGAACCTTCAATGATAATTTTGTATTTACCTTGTGTGTAATTAAAGATTGCTCTCATAGGAACTAAGAGTTCTCTTACATTCTCAATTAATTTCTTTTCAGTATCTAATACTGCATTAGTTTCAAATAAGTTAATTGTACTTGCACCAGAATAAGGTGTAACTTGTGTATCGCAAGTATTTGCAGAAGTTTTAAATGTATTGTATTCATCTTCAAAAGCATCATTAGGCAATCCTTTTCCGTATCTACTATTTCTTAAATAGTCTAAAAGAATTAAAGATGAGTTTGCAGAATAAGCCCAAGTTGTTGGGTCGTCTTGTCTATGTAAACCTGAACCACCTTTAGTTGTATCTAATCTTGGGTCGTAAATCTTTTTACCTCTTAAAGTTACTCTAACTTCTGGTAGTCCATTGTAAGCATCTTGATTCCATTTAAATCTTAAAGCAACATAAGCAAGACCAGATAGTTTATGATTTTCAGTCCAGTTAGTTGTTTCGTCAAGTAAAGAAGAAGCTGATTGATTATCTAATCCAAAAAATGGTTGAATAGATATTAAAGATTCTCCACCTTTATAATAGTTAGTATCTGAACTGCTTACTCCTCTTAATGTTCCATTAGTTAATGCACCATCAAAGGTTACTAATTTATCGTCTACATAAACTTCATCTATTGCAGTTATGCCTGAACCACCACCCTCGCACAATACTCCTGCTACATAAAGATATTGATTATCAGCACCAGAACTTTCAACAAATA